TAGCGCATCAGAAACCTCAGCAAGTGACTTGTTAGACCCAATAGCAATATCTTGCGCCAATGACAATGCCTCTGTTGCTGTTGCAATGTCTTTTGTGCCAGTCACAAGTACCGCAAGCGCTGGTCGTAACTCGCTGTCAGCCGTGCCGGTAGCCCTTGACATAGCGCTGATCATGTCCTCAGTCGCTTTGACCTGTTTCTCTGTAGCTCCAGTGACATTGCCTAAAGTCAATGCCAACTGTGCGGCTTGTGCTTCATCCTCTGCAGCTGCAGCCACCGCAGCACCAAGAGCCGCAGTGACTGCACCAAGCGCAGCAGCAGCAGGAATGGCAGCCTTTTTAATAGCAAACTGTGCTTTCTCACCAACAGTTTCTAATTGTTTAAATTGCTTAATGGCTTTGTCAATGCCCTTGCCGTCAAACTCTGAAATAATTGGAATAGACAGCATTACATTGCCTGTCTAACTGTGCGCGCTGTATCTAAAATCATCTTTTCCATTTCAGCCTCTACACCTCGCCGCGCTTTATACACGGCTGGCCCTATTAGTCGAGTGCGACCCGCGCCAACAAAACCTAACTGATCGCCTAAACGGTTTGCGTTAGCACGGCCTGCAGTCTCAAAGATTGCTGTTGCAGGGTCTTTTTGCTCAATCAGGATTACGCCTACAGCATTGCGCCGGGTGTCAATACGCAACTTGACACCGTTCTTGGCTTTAGCCACGCTAAACGGAAACAATTGGCGGCCTCGACTAGACCACTTGTATGCCATACCAGACAACGGCACTTGCGTGTAAACGTCTTTTGCAGCGTTAATTGCTGGTTGTGCAATCTCGTTGGCTTTTGCTCTAAAGTCTTTTTGCAGTTGCGGGTCAATCTTTTTAAGTGCGTTGATAGTTTCTTTTACGCCAGACACTTGAATGGTCGTGTTGACTGTCATAGAAACTCACCTGTTCTTGTTGTTCTTTTCTATAACACTAATCACCGTAACTAGGTCGCGTGTGTCAAACTCGATGTGCGTTGGCCACCATCCTACTGCTACCAGCATTTCTGCTAGTTGTCTTCGGTAAGTGCCAACGCTGTAGGGTTTGGGTTTGTCTCATCGACTGAAGTTAAATCCATGTTGGGATGCTGTTTAACCCATTCGCGCCAGTTGTCTGGCACGGTGTCACCAGCCAGCTTGCATAGGTGATATGCCCAGCAAGCAATGTCGCTGTAGCCGATACCTTTGCCGTCAGAGACTTTGCGGTTTTCTAGTTTTTCCCATTCACATACCACAAACATATTTGTAGTCATTGTGCGCTTGCCGCGCCCGTCTTGTAGGTCTAATTCTAATTTAACTTTCATGTGCCTGCTTTCGTGTCGGGCCGTTGCCGGCTGTTTTTAAGACGTTGCGACTGAGTAAACGCCACCAGTAAACGTGATGTCAATTGTGTCTAGCGCGCCTAATGCGGCGTTCACAATTGGCAAGGTTTCTAGGTAGCAGCCTGTCAAAGTTGAGATTGGGTTTGTTGGACTGGTTGCCGCGCTGGTTGGTTTAATTGTCACCGTTGTGGATGTGCCTACAAGTGCAGCCAAAGTTGCATAAGTCTCTGTGGCGGCAAAACTGTTGTACATCGTCAAAGTCAACGTGCTGTTTTCTAGGCCGCCAACATAGACGCGTGCGGTCTTGCCAAACGATGTGCTCTCTAACGCCTCGATCACGCGAGTCAGGGTTGACGCGCTGGTCTGATCTGTCAGGTCAACGGCATTAACGGTGACTACTGGGTTAGATAGGTAGGTGCTGGTAGCCATGTGGGTTAAATCTCCTCGTTGGGTTCTGTACTAGTTTTAGCAGGTTTTTTGGGTTTAGGTGTGGATTGCTCAACAATGAAACCGCCAGACAATAGCGCTGCCACGTTAATGCCGTCAGCTGGCAAATAAGGGTCTCCAATAATGCCAAGTTTGGTAGATGCAATTGTGTAGATCATGCGGTCTGTGCCTGCACTTTTATTGTCAAGTCGTAGCACGGAAATGATGCGCCGCCAATTTCAATAGATGCCGGTTGACCAGATAGCACGATGACTTTAGATGCCAGCACCAATGCGACAATGCTTAAAATCTCGCGCAACACTGGCAGACCTGCAGGCCCAGACCCAACAACTTTAAGCGGGAAATCCATAGTCACAATGTTGCCGTTACCGCCGTAGGTCGTAAAACTTGGCGCAAGTAGGAAAACGCAATTAGGAACTAATCGAGTTGGGTCAGTGACCACGCGCAAGCCACTTACGGCTGTCAGCGTGGCTGCTACATCGTCTATGGCCTCGTTCAGTAGGTCGGTGTATGGTGCGGGCATTAGGCAACCGCTGGTCGGGGGATGCCCAACAATTGCTTAACGATCGGTGTTAGTGACTGTTGCGTTGGCGTGCCCATAGTGTCAAACGCTGCATAAGCGGTTTCTATGCTGCCTCGACTACGCCACAGCGCTGCCGCATACATCAGCGTGCCTAGCGTGACATCGTGACCCGGTGACGTTGTAAGGCTGTCAAAATAACCTGACTCTTGCCTACGGCGATAACAAAAATCGTTGCCAGCGTTGCGTGCTTGTGTGGCAAGCGTGTAATCATCTGACGGGTTGGTGATGGTTACGCCTAAGTAGGTGATCAGTTCGGCAACCGTGACCCATGTGCAGTTTTGTGTATGCACCACACTGCCTGAGTAATCAACTACATAGTTAACGGCGCTGCCAGTACACGCGTAGATGATCTGATTTGGTCGAGCCACTTCAGGGTTAAATTGAAACTCGCCTGTGGTTGAGTCAACGCCAGTGAACTCGTACTGCGGTAAGTCAAGCACCTTAAAAGAGCCTGAGAATGGCGCAGCCAATCCACTAACGGTGATGGTTTCGCCAACAACAATTTCTGCTTCCTCAAGCGTGCTGATGCACGCATAGTTAGAAAGTAGTTGTTTACTAGCTGTTGTGTATGTGGCCATAGCGGTCTAAGTCCGCTACAGACTAGGGAGCAATTACGATGCCCTGAATAAACGATGACTTGGCAACAAACGTTGAAAAATATCCATAGTAGGAGAAAGTTCTCGACAACGTAGATGGGTTGGCAATTGACAAAACGCCCTGTTGAGCCTCGTAGATTTCAAAGCCTGGTGCGTAAACAACAAGCATTGTGCCGTTTGCAAAGTTGTTATCAACAACCAGCGTTAAACCAAATACATCCATGCCGGTGTACTGCAAACCACCAACGCGGCCAATTGAGTTTTGACCAACTACACCGTCTGTGGTGTAACCCAAAACTGGTCGCTTCGATCCGTCAAGCTGGCTTCCCAATTTTTGCCAAACGTCAGGCGATACACACAAATGTGTTGGGAAGTAGTTGCTGTCCTCAGTAATTTCGCGTGCTGCGTCATACAAAGATTCAATCAAACTTGATGGGTCATTGGCTGTCACAGTCCATGTCGAGCCTGATGCAGTTTTACCTGCAACAAGTGCATCTGCTGCAATGTCGTCAGTCTTAATCAGGTACTCGCCTGCAAGGTCATTAAGGATGATGTTCATTGACGCTGGATCAGTAAAGTCCATGTCTTGCATTGTCAACGTGACTTGACCTGCAACGGTTGTTTTTGTGACAGTGTTTGCTGCAATCACCATTGTGGTTGCGCTTACTGCAGTGTTTTCAGTTTGTGCTGCAGCACTTGTGTGCGTGGTGATTGTTGGCCGTGTAAAAGTTTTGCTTGGTGTGTTTGGCATTGCGCGTGCACCAAATGCGCTAACAACTGGTCTTACAAAGTTAAGGTCTTGGAACACTGGCCCAAGTACCGGCACTGGCAAGAGACCCGGTGTATCAGTGGTAAGCACATCGCCTGCAGCTGCTTGCAATGCTGTTTGCTGATCGCGCACAGCCTCTTTGTAGGCGGCGTTGACGTTGTGGAATGTGTCTCCGCCAGCGTGCATTGCTGCCATGTATTCGGCGGCGGTTGGCATAACAAACTTGCGTTTTGCTTGTGCAAAAATTGATGCAGTTGGGATGGTTGCCTCGACTGCTGGGATGGTTGCTTCGCTCATGGGTTCTGTCTCCTGTGTAGGTTCTGTTTCTATAGTACTTATTTCTGGCTCTTCTTGTGGGATACTCGCTGCAATGTCGGTAATGATTGCACCGGCAAACGCTGGTACGGGCACAAGGCTTAACTCAATCCAGTCGGCGGCAGTCACTGTGACTGTGCCGTCTTTTGCGGTGGTGTACTTGACTGGATTTATACCGATTGAGACTGAATCTAAAACGCCGTCTTGGGCCAAAATGAGCGCCTCATCGCCGCTTTGAGTCTTGCTGATCTTGGCCGTAAACATCATGCCCTCTGGCGTGTCCACGCGCTCTGTAACAATGCCAATGGCGTTAGTTGCGTCATGGTTCATGTAAAGGCGTGGTGCTTTACCATCAACTGGCAAAGCGCCCTGTTTTATGATCACAGTTGTGCCATCAGAAACTGTCGCGGCAACGTCATACGGCACGGCAATGCCTGTAATTTCACGGCGGCCAGCCTCACCAGCTGCAGCGTCAATTGTGACCTGTGATGCAATAAGTTTAATCATGATTGCGACTGTACCTCATCGTAAGACTCAGGTTGTGCCATTTCGTTACGCTCGCTGTAATCGCCCATCAAATAACCCTCAACATCAAACTCGACATAAGTGCCGTTAGGTAGCACATTGTTTTGGCTGAGTGTGCCGGCTATGCAATCGGCATAAGCGCGAGCGCCAAATGTCCACAGATCGGCACGGCTCTCACTACTCGACTGGTAGGAATAACTGCCTACCGACACGCCCACCAAATATGGTGGCACGTTGCACAAGCGCGCCATTTCCATTGCCTGAAACTCTGCAGAGTCAATAAGCAGCATTTTGTCTGGGCTAGTGCTGGTTTCTGTGTACGACAAATACTCGTTAAGTGCTGCGGTCTGGTTAGTCATGCGCGCTGCGTTAAACGCTGACGCAAGGTCTGCTAACTCTTGTGCGTTTAACGGCTCGCCACCAGTCTGCTTAAGGATGCCAGCAGGGATAGCGCTTGATGCGTTGCGAAACCGTGCAGCCTCAAGTTTTAGCGCAGTGGCAACTGACTGCTGCGACATTGACGTGATGCCCTGAATAGGTGAGAGAAACTGCACCACGTCATCAGGGTTTAATTCGCCGCCACTAAAAATGATCTGCTTAGACGGTGCAAACCAGACAGGGCCAGACTGATCTAAGGTCTGCACCATTGAGGCTGGCAGGCGTGTATATGACGCTGGGAAACCATCGGCGGTGCGTGATGTGATGTACCAAAATGCGCGCCCATAAAAAAATAGATCATCAAAAGTCCACGACAAAACAAAATTGTTAGGCACGGTTGGATCAATACGGCGCAACCATGTACGCGGCGCTAATGGCATTTTCTCCATCTCATCGCCATTCCACATTTCGTTATACATCCGTAATGGCATACAGCCAATAACCGATGCGATCAGGTCGCGCGCTCGACTAACGGTAGGCACAGACATTGCAGCGTTGCGTGCTTCGCCCTCTGTGTAGTTGTAGTAAACGCCAACCATTGCAGCACCGCCATTGTTAGATGACGGGGCATATGGCCCTGTGTAACCTGTGCCGGCTGCAGCGGCCTTGCCTGCTGGTGGGCTAATAGCGGCTTTAGTTACTTTGTTAAAAAATGCCATGCTATGAGTGT